ACATACGGCAGCTCGTTCATCGTAGAATAAAGTATGCCCATACCGAGGTTTGACATGCCTATCTCATATGTATCGGGAAAGCAGAACGCCAGCCGCAGCTCGACCTCGTCCTTGTTTTTGATTATCTGATTATACTCGCCGCCGGTATACCGCGCCGGTTTCTGCACCTTAGGCAATATTCGTTCAAGTCGTTTATCCATATTATCTCCATTATAATTATCTGTATATCTGTTTGATTTTACATCATACGCGTGCTTTTTACAATAGTTTGGCGGCTCAAATTTGTGCAATCAAAAGACACACCGACGCCGCAAGAAATGCTGCGCCAGCTTGTGTATTGTGCGAGTATATGCCGATCAAAGCGAGTACAAGAGCTGTTATTATGCTCATGCATTGCATAATTCGTTCTGCTATTTTAGCTTCGGTAAAGCGCTGGATAATAATCAGCAACGCTCTTCCTCCGTCAAGAGGCAGCGCCGGAAGCATATTGTAAACCGTCAAGACAAGGCTTATACCAGCTGTATATAGAAGAAATCCATTCGTCGTCAAATTGCCAAGCATTGATGAAACAAGTGCAAGCGCAAGTCCTGCCGCAGGACCTGCGAGAAGTATTATGACTTCACATGCCGATGAATATGCTCCAAAGCCGGACATACACAGTCCGGAATAATCAAATCTAAGAGTTTTCACCTTGCCGCCGAAGATGCTTATGGCCGCCGCATGCCCCGCTTCGTGGACAGAAACGGCCGTTATTATCGCTGCAAGGTTCTTAAATCCACCGAAAAAATAAATAAGCGCAAGCACAAGTATTGCGCCAGGGCTTAGAGAAAAGCGGTTCATATATAAAATTCCGGGTTAAGGTAAACATCGTCTTTCTCAAGCTCAAAATGCAGGTGCGGACCCGTTGCGGCTCCGGTTGAACCAACGAGCGCTATCACATCACCTTTCTTTACCTCGCCGCAATTCATGCAGATTGCACTGCAATGCGCATACAGCGTTCGGTAGCCGTCCGGGTGGTCGATCATAACATACTTGCCGAACGAATCCGAGTCGCCCTGTGCCACTATCATTCCGTCGGCAAATGCTGTTATGGGTGTTCCCGTATCTGCGGCCAGGTCGGTGCCGTAGTGGTATTTCACCTCGTTTTTTATCGGGTGCATGCGATAGCCAAAGCCCGATGAGGTCACTCCGGCAACGGGGCTTGTGTACTCAAACGGAAGCTCAGGCCGCTCATAGCTGACCGTTTCGGGCACGGTGTAGTCCGAATATGCCGATTGCGCTTCCATAAATGCGGCGACCGCAGGATGCATTGTCGGTTCGGGTGTAGGTGCAGCTGTCGGCTCCGGCGTCGGAGTAGGTGCCGGAGTCGGAGCCTGGCTTGGTGTCGGTTCTGCCGAGTTCACTGCAGAAACAGGTTCAATCTGAACGTTTTTCTCAAATCGGTCAATGAATGTTTCAATAATATCTCCGTCTGCAAGGCTCTTGCCTAACTCTATGACAGCCTCAGTCTGCTCCTGTTCCATATTTATCGCCTTACTTATCCCGTCGGATACACGCTCGGCCAGAGCCGGAGATGTGAATCTGAGAGCAGTTAGTGCAATAAATATTGCGGCACATATGTAAAATTGCTTTATATTCATGCTTTTCACCTCGGATAAGCATATGCAGGCAAGTTGTGATAAATTATTCTTGACAAGTCAAGCCTGACTTATTATAATATAAAAGCTGTTTCGGGGTGTAGCGCAGTTGGTAGCGCGCTTGGTTCGGGACCAAGAGGCCGGGAGTTCAAGTCTCCCCACTCCGACCACAAAGGTACGGTAGCAATGATACAAATTGCTACCGTACTTTTTAATTATTCCCTGTGATAATCCCTTGATATAAAGCCAAAAGCGAGGTTAGTGGGTTCAAATGTGAACCTGCCGACCTCGCTTTTTTCGTTTATGGAGTTTCTGGCAAACGCTACCTCAGGAAAAAGTGAACCCGCTCTGCCGAACCTTTTAATTTTTCATAGAATAATTAAAAGGTTTAATCCGCTGTAGCGTTGTCCTCAATTTCCTTAAGTGTACGACCATCCTTTGCCTTCCATGTACGAGGGCCGCTTGCGCTATAACCAAGGACGAATTCAGCAGCCGCGGAGGAGCTGGAGAACAATATGTCTTCCGTAGTGGTCATATTTTCAACCTTACCATCTGCAAAAATCTTGTCTCGAAGTTTCTTCATTCCGGCACTGAGCGATTTTGCTGATGTCTTTTCATTCACTACGGCTCCCTTGAGAACCACAAAGCCCTCAGAAGTCACCATGCCGGTAGCAGATGTGCTACCGGTGTTAATGAATAATTCCTCATCATCAGCGCTGGTTACATCAGTGCCGATTTGCAGCAGCGGGTCTAAAACTTTATATCCCAAAGCATTGATGAGAATTTTTACATTATCCACGAATTCTTCCATTACAGCAATTTGGGACTCTTTCATCACCGTATTACGATATGTATTCTTGGTTAGTACCATATAGCGCTTGCAGCTTCTCGCAATCTCAACGAACCGATTTTCGAGATATCGGATGAGCGCCTTGTTAAGGTCTCTGCCCACAAAAATTACAGCTGTGTTCCAGTAAAACTTTTCTTTTTCGGACTGATAATCACGCAGGTGCTGCACGAGACGGTCTTTCACATTTTCTGCCTCGCCAATATAAACGGAATCCGTACCATCGTCCTCTTTGCAAAACAGAAAATAGACTCCTGCTTGGGAAATGTCAGTACGACTACATGAAGCCACTTCGATGCGAGGGATCTTTATGGCTTTACCGTTCCAGTTGGATAGTTCCGCTGTTATTAAGCTGTCTGCTGTACCGTTTACGAGGAACAGCTCTATTGATTTCCCATATGCCATTAGAGAAACCTCCCTTACTTAGTCATTCATGTTGCCGCTGCCTTTACTACCACCGAACACACATCTGTGTACATTAAAGGTCGAACAGCTTACGCATTTCAGCATCCATCGTTCCGTTCTTTGCATATTCCAGAGTATCACAGAGGCGGATATTGTTTTTCTCGATGTGTATCTCGTCGCTGAATCCGAGGATATACCGCAGGCAGATCCGATATATGATCTCCGTCGGAGCGCATCCGAATACCTGCTTGGCAAAGATGTGATTCAGCCTCTCGGCATCATCGGGGTACAACGCTTTCATGCGCTTGCTCTGATAGAGCCGTGTCACGATCTCCGTCACATACATTCCCGACTTCATATAGAGGTCGGCAAATGTCGCATCGGGATCGTCAAAGCAGCCGGGATTCTCCTGTTCAAGCCTGTCCACCATGTCCTTCACTACTTTTTTCGGCGTGAATATCTGGTTCGTGCGCTGGGGAGGAATAAAATCGAAAATATCTCCCTTATGGTCAGGCTCAAAATAGTTCGCAAGCTCGGCGCGTTTTTTCATAAACTCCTGCACGGCATCGTTGAACACGACCTCGTCAAACAGGTGACCGTCAAAGTGCTTCTGCTCACCGCTTTCTGATACATAATCGCCGCCGTCACGCAGCATACGGAACTGGTCAAGCGTCACGCCCTGCCCATTCTGCGGATTGACGGTAACCTCCCAGAATACCTCGTCCGGCACAAGGGCGTCAAAGTTTGCAAGCGTGGTTTTTTCATCACCATAGGCCATGAGAAATGCCGGAATCGTACGGGAGAAGCCGCGCAGATGGTCGCGGACGCTGCCCTCGATAGAATCCTTTTCCGCATTCAGCTTTTCGGTTTCTACCGTTTCAACGATGGTTTCCGCAGCTTTTTTCACCGTCTCATCGCTATGGAGTTTCCTGCTGATGTTGTCAACCATATCACGGTAGCCCTGGAGACGCCTTGCGGCATACTCTTCATCAATTTGCGTGATCTCCGCCATTGTGGCTCCGGATTGCTGTGCCTCCTGGATTCTGTCTTCGCGCTCTTTGGCAAGCTGATGATCCCGAATCGTGTAATCGCCGTACTCTCGGGTTACGACGGTATCTGTTGTTTCCTGTATTCTGCGTTCCAACTGGTTCTGAGTTGACTTTTTCAAATCGCCGCCATACTGCGCTCTTGCGGAGTCCATAAGTGTGTCCGCAATCGGCCTTGAGAACTGTTCGCGGAGCGTTTTTAACTCATCCTTCTTGGGATTCGGCGTCAGTTCCACATTTCTCTGGATCTCCTCCACGGCTGACGCCAGCTGATCCTCAACATCCGCATAAACCTTATCACCGAAAAGTTCGCTTGCCGTTCCGATGATTTGTTCTCTCGGAATTTCGACTTCGCCGTTCTCGTTCAGGTTGAGGGAGTCTGCCGTAGTCTCATCCACAGCCGCAGGATCAAGTGCCTTCGGCTCTTCGATTGCCTGCATATTGTTGATGATGTCGATGATCTCCTTCGGTGCGCCGAAAATGCCGCCGATGTTTGCAAACAGGAAGTTCGACATAAAGCCGCGCTCGACGACCTCTCTTGCATGGATATGGCGCGGGATCGTGAGAACCTTTTCTGCGTCAAGCTCTATCATAGAGCCTTCCTCATCTTCGCCGTAAACCGGGAAGAAGTTCAAAAGCTCTCTGACGTGCTGCTTGCGGCTGTCAAAGTCACCCTTGTCGCCGGAGGTTTCCGGAATCAGGTCATTGGCAAACTGCTCAAAAATCGTAAGGGTACGGGCAGGGTCAAAATCGAACACATAATTCGATCTTCCCCTCCGACACCGTCCAGGTATGGTCGCTGTTTTCCGTGTTAAACACGCCGCTCCGGCCGAACCAGTCCTCATCGCAATGATTGTTCATCTGATTGCAAAGCCATGCAGGCGTAAACACCTCCGCTTTCTTCCGCGTCCGCTGCGCCTGCGCCTCCTGTGACTTCTGGATGCGGGGGCGGATGAGATCGGTTCGGCGCAGGATGGCGTTCGCGTCCAGCTGCACCTTGTCCGTGAATTCTTCACCAAACTCCGCATAAGTGTCGGTCGCCCATATGATATTCTTTTTCGTCGTTTTATCTTGAAGCAGCACATCCAGCACTTGCATGACCGGGTAGCTGCTGATGTCGATCAGTTTTTCCACAGGAGAACCCCCCTCCTTTTATGCATTCTTCTCTTTATCCTGTTGGAGGGGAATTCGCTCCATAATGTCTTCGATATTGCAATCAAGGGCTTCACAAATCCGGAGCAGGACATCTGTTGTGACATTTTCACAACGACCCATTTTTGCAATTGAAGCAGCGGAAACATCGCTTATTTCTTGCAGCTCTCCTTTTTTCATGTTGCGATCGATCAGCATTTTCCAAAGTCGGTTATAAGAAAATTCGGACTTAAATTCTTTTTTACGCTTGCTCTGTTTCATCTTGTCTCTCCTTGTTCCATGCCCATCCGAAAAGCTCATTGCCTCCTGGAGATAATTGCAGCACGGCGTTTTCTTCCACTAATTTACGGGTCTCCTCATCATAAGCATCAAGGGTATCATACGCCATAAACACCTGTTTGTTCTGATCCTTTTGATTGTGGTACACCCTAATAATAGCAGAGAATACCGCTCTCTCTATGTTCTTAAGCAGCACGGAATCGTGAACCACAAACGGAACGGGGGCAACGGCCATGTTGGCAAGGTCAAAGGTAATGAGACCGCGGTACTGCGCTCCGGTACCTCCGTCGTTTGGTGTGTTGAATGCGTACTTGTTCAGCTTTTCAAGCCTGAGGACAGGCGGCATATGAGTTGCATCGCCTAAAATCTCCAGGGTTATTCTGCCCATCTCCTGATTAATAGTACTTTCAATAGCGAGAAGTTCGTCCGCTATTATAGTATCCCTTGTTGCGGCGTAATCGGCAGCAACCCGCTTCAAACGCTGCAGTTCATCATAGTTTTCATTTGCCTTTCTTAAGTTGATCAGTTCGGTGGTGATCTGCGCATATTCCCGCAGGATCGCCTGTGAGACATTCGGAACATTTTTGATCTCGGTGATCTGCTCCTTAATTGCGGCTATTTCGTTGCCCAGCAACACGTAGGTAGTGGCGAGACTTCTCTCTGTTTCTGTGAATTCCTGTGTTAGGATTTTAGTCAACTTCTGGTGAAAACTCTCTATCTCTTCCAATGTGTGAAATTCTTCATTAGGGAAGAAACGCTCCAAATCGGTAAATGTTTTCTTGAAGCTACGTCTTTCGCCAGTCATGTCACGACGCACGGAATTGAGCTGTGTTTGAATCAACGCCCTCTGTCTTCGGTAATTTATAAGAGCTTCATTCAGCTCCGAGAGTCTCTGTGCAGTCATACTATCAAGGTCAAGAAGCCCACGATTATTGTCATCGATCAGAATTCGTTCCTGCTGTTCAAGTTCGGTGATCCTGGCTTCGTTTGCCTCTTTTTCCTTATCATTTTTTGCGGCACGGATATGATTGTATTCCTGCGTAGACTTACGAAATGCTTCTTTTTCATCTTCAGCCACAGCGGCCTGCTTTATCTGTGCCTCGACAGATGAGTATCTGTCAAATAGGCGCATATAACCTTTGATAGCGTCGGCCGTCTTCTCGTCTTTGGAGGAGCGCAAAGGGCGCTCTTCATCCAAAGTGTCTCTTTTATAAACTCGAATAAACCTTGCGATTGCTCCACGCCAAGTTATCCCCTCTGCTGACAAGGCATAATGTTCGCAGAGAAATTCTCCATACTGCTGAAGTGATAGCGGATCTTCATCTGGCAATGCTTGATATTCAGCATCACATTTCACGACATTGTTATAGTCGACCGTATTTCTTGAAAAGTAGTACGTCTGTCCATCAAAGCTGAAGGCAAAACAAATGGTATGTTCCTTGACATTCTCCTGAACATCAACGCATTTTTTGACATAGTCTGAACCACCAAATACAAAGTCCAGAATCATGAGAAAAGTGGATTTTCCGATGGAGTTTGAGCCGTTGTCATCTCCGAGAACAGCGTTAAGTCCGGCATGAAAACGGATCGGTTCTCTGGTTTTGCCGTTGCTGACAAATTTATCGCACCTTACTTCAACCAACATAGTGAAGCCCCTCCCCGTCGATTTCTATTTTATGCATGGCATAGAGACAATCTATAATCTCTACAAACTCGTCGATGCTCTGGATCTTATTCTTCCTCACCTTGGAAAACAGTTCTGATGGTGTCATATTCTTCTTTTCGAGAAATTCAAGAATTACCGGGAATTTTGCGATACTGCTTTCTTTGTATGGCGTCACCTTATTCGGCATTTTCATTTATGAAACACCTCGCAATTCTGTATAAAAAAGGATACAACGATGTTGCAAGCCAAGAGGCTTTCCGTTCCAAGCCCAGCCTTGTTTCGTATCCACTCTGATAGCTGCCTGATTACATCTTGTTGTGACAAACCGGCTTTTTCCAGTTTCATGGAACTAACTTTAATTTCGGACGCTATCATGTCAAAATCAGCATTTGAATTTGAGAAAACCTTCTCTATGTATCGGTAATAAGTTACCACCTGCATCTGTGTCTCATTTTTTAAGATGAAGTTTTCAGCATCAAACTTCTCATCTATGCGCAAAGCCTCATACTCAAGTTCGACAAGTTCCGATGCGTTTTTTATGGTGCCCAGGGCACTGAGTATAGTTCGGATATCATCTTCAAGCTGCACATCGTTTACGGACAGTTTCGCCGCATAATTCTTTGTAAGCTGTGTTTTAATTTCATGTAGTTTGCCGTACTCTTCGGCAGTAGGGCTCAGAAGGTATCGCTCTGCACAATCCTCGTCAAGAGCGATGAGATTGTCCGGTGCATCGAGCTTCAACGGAATGGGATAGACGGCAGCAAATTCTGCTGCTGTCTCTTCTTTTAACCCTGCGGGAAAAACCTGTGTAATCCTATATTTTTTTACTGCTTGCCCCTTTATAGAGTCTACCAACTTTTTGTGGCAAAGCGGACACTCGTAGTTTGCTTCGGCAAGCAAAGGAGCATCCTGATATTCAACAGTATTGCTCTGCTTCTTGTTTGGCCTGTTGAGGACATATAAAAATACTTCTGCAAGAAATGTAGCATCATCACCAGTCTCATGGAATGCCATGAGGCTTTTCTTTTTGCTTTCAGGTATGGTCGTATCTATGCTTATCAGCTTGACCATTTTGTCAATAGTGTCATCCTTCAGATGTGGATTCAGATCCGGCATCACTTCTTTTTTGAAGTACGCAACAGTGGCATCAATAACCGCTTGCTCCATGGATGCTTGTCGGAGTCCATCGGGGACGGGGTCATCCTGACTCACAAGACGGCTAATTTTTTTGGAGCTAAGGTTGCTCGTCCAATACCCGTTATTAGAGACATATTCCTGATCGTTGATAGAACTAAGAAGAAATACGCCCGCCGCCTCCTGCTTATCGTGTGTTTTAAATCCCGGCTGCATGATTCGGATATATGAAGATATATTCAATTCATTCATCTTCTTGTTTCTCCTTTCACATACCACGGAAAAACGCTGGCAAAACAGTGGCAAAGCGGTGGCAAATACTTTTGGGTCGTGATCCGTTAAAATTTGATTGTAGTTCAGAGAGAACTCAGCCAAACCAAGCCAGCATTACATTGATATCTTATTATACCATGTTACCACGCAGAAATCAATGCCCTTAGGCGAATATTTATGCTTTCGCTTAGATTTCTCTCTGAATGCACCGTTAGGCAAAAGCCATTTGATCCGTGGCAATCCAGTGAGTCTGACGAAATACCACGGCCTCCTGCTGGATAGGAGCCGGGCATAGGAGGCAAATGATGTCAAATGTAAGTAATGCTGACTACATAGCAAGTATCGAACAGTCTGTTTCTGTAATAGGCACCAAGCTCGACAGCAGTGTAGTCAGATCCGTGTTTGAAAGATACGGCGCACATGGCATTGAAGATTTAAACCCGAGCGATCTGCCCGAAGTTTTCAGCGATTTATATGCCATTGAAGCTGACCTTGGCTAAGACCAACTGCCCTGAGTAAGACGAAAAACTGCTCACCGCCGGATACTGCATCACCCGATCACTGATGGCTCAACGGTATCCGGTGGCACAGGTAAATAATGTAGCTGCCTTTTGAGCGGGTTTGCTGCAGACCGAAACGGAGGTTTCCGTTTGGACTGCGGTTGATTCTTTACACCCATTTTGCGGCAGCACCAAAAGTCCTCCGTTTCGAGAAATCGAAAATCGGAGGACTTTTTTATGACAAAGAAAGACAAGCAGTACACCATCTACATCCGTTCCACGAAAGAGAGCATCCCCGTCAACAAGGAAGAATTCGATGCCTACTACCATGACATCAATATCTACCGCATCCGTCAGCAGAGGCACGGTCGCTGCGTGTGTCCCGCAAGCAAGCGACTCACCTGCGATATGGACTGTCTGACCTGCCCCTTCCACCGCATGGGCGATATGCGTTCCCTCGATTACACCGAAACAGATGACGAAGGAAACGAAACTGCCTGGGTGGATGAAATCCCGGACGATTCGCCGTTGCTCGAAGACATCATCATCGAGGCTTCCGAAATGAAAGCTCTGTACGCTCGGCTTACGGAACTGATGCCAGAGGCGGTCAAAATCGGCGAGCTGCGACTTGAGGGCTTAACCGAGGATGCCATCGGCGAACGCATAGGGATCGGCAGAAAGACCTATGCCTACAGATTAAAAAAGGTTACAGCCGTCCTCGAAAAAGAATTCCCGGACATTTTTTGAAAAAAGTTTCCCGGATTTTTTCCGGAATGCCCTCCTCATGTTCATGGGAGAGTGTAAGGAGCAAAACGATACCGCTCCTTCGGGAGGTGAAAACGAATGAACGAAGCAAAGAGAGATGCTCTGAAGCCGGAAGAAGAACTCGTTGACGTTCTGCTCGACTTCATCATCGTGTCGGCAACACTGGCAAAGAAAGTCACCCGGGCGGTAAGAGAAAAGCAAATCAAGGAAGGAGCGTACAAAGATGTCAAAAATGAGCGAACTGGATGCCGTGATCAGAGACCTGCGAACTGCGGCTGCCGCTATTAACGAAGCGGCTGATACCATCACGAAGATGTTCAGCGGCAATACCGCTGGAGCTCCGGCAAAACCGACCGAGCCGATTCCTACCAAAGAAGACGTCCGTGCGATTCTCGCAGAGATGTCCAGCCGTGGCTTCACCGCACAGGTGAAGGAACTTCTCCGTAAACACGGTGCGGCAACGCTCTCCGGCATTGACCCATCGGAGTATACCGCCCTCATCAAAGATGCGGAGGGACTCGGCAATGGGTAATCACGCTCTGCTTTCCGCATCTTCATCCCACAGGTGGTTGAACTGTCCTCCGTCCGCAAGGCTCGGTGAGAACTACGAGGACAGGGGTAGCGATTTCGCCGCCGAGGGAACGGATGCCCACAGTCTGTGCGAACACAAGCTCAAGACGGCTCTGGGCATTCCGTCCGAAGACCCCACCGAAAACCTCTCTTGGTACAACGAGGAGATGGAGGAATGCGCCAGCGGCTATGCCGCCTATGTGCTTGAACTCCTCACCGAAGCGAAGAAGGTCACGACAGACCCCATCGTGCTGATTGAGCAACGGCTCGACTATTCCAAATATGTCGAGAGCGGATTCGGCACCGGGGACTGCGTCCTCATCGCTGACGGCACCCTCAACATTGTGGACTACAAGCACGGCAAGGGCGTGGAGGTCTCCGCAGACCACAACCCGCAGATGATGCTGTATGCGCTCGGCGCTCTGGAGATCTTCGATGCTCTCTACGACATCGACACGATCACGATGACTATCTACCAGCCCCGCCGCTCCAACGTCAGCACCTACACCGTTTCGACCGCCGAGCTTCTCGAATGGGCAGAGACCGTTCTGAAGCCGACCGCCGCTCTCGCTTTCAGCGGTGAGGGTGAGTTCCATTGTGGCGAATGGTGTCAGTTCTGCAAGGCGAAAGCGGACTGCCGGGAACGCGCCAGAGCGAACCTTGCTCTTGCCGCTTACGACTTCGCCGAACCTCCGCTTCTCACCGATGAGGAGATTGAAGAGGTTCTCGCCAAGGTCGATGACCTCGTCTCCTGGGCAAACGACATCAAGGAATATGCCCTGCAAGCCGCCATCAGCGGTAAGGCGTGGAACGGATGGAAGGTTGTCGAGGGACGATCCAACCGCAAGTACACCGATGAAAGGCTCGCAGCCGCAGCGGTAATCGCCGCCGGTCACGACCCTTACGAACAGAAACTGCTCGGCATTACCGAGATGCAGAAAACACTCGGCAAAGTCAAGTTTGACGAAATCCTCGGTCGCTTCATCACGAAGCCTCAGGGAAAGCCCACGCTCGTTCCGATGTCCGACAAGCGTCCGGCAATGAACACAGCGGCATCAGATTTTGAAAATTAAAGGAGTAAATGATTATGTCTAATAACAACACCAAAGTCAACAACCCCATGAAGGTCATCACCGGCAAGGACACTCGCTGGTCTTACGCAAACGTCTGGGAAGCCAAGAGCATCAACGGCGGCGCGCCCAAGTTCTCCGTCAGCCTCATCATCCCCAAGAGTGATACCGTCACCGTCCAGAAGATCAAGGCTGCCATCGAAGCCGCCTATCACGAGGGCGAGGCGAAGCTCAAGGGCAACGGCAAGTCCGTCCCGGCTCTCTCCGTTATCAAGAATCCTCTGCGTGACGGCGATACCGAACGCCCCGATGATCCCGCCTACGCAGGGTGCTACTTCGTGAATGCCAACTCCACCACCGCTCCCGGTATCGTGGACGCTGACCGCAATCCCATCCTTGTCCGCAGCGAGGTCTACTCCGGCGTGTACGGCAGAGCCTCCATCAACTTCTACGCTTTCAACAGCAACGGAAATCGCGGCATTGCCTGCGGTCTTAACAACCTTCAGAAGATTCGTGACGGTGAACCCCTCGGCGGTAAGGCTTCGGCTGAATCCGACTTCGACACCGATGACGATGACGATTTTCTGGCGTAAGGAGGGCTAAGTCATGAGCGAAATGATTACCACCATCCTCTGCATCGGACTCCTGTCCATCTACGCTCTTCTCGGAGTGACCTTTCTGATTCACTCCATCGCTGACATCTTCGACAATCGCCGCAGGGCGAAGCGTGAGGAAGAGCGCGAAAAGCGTGACCTCGAATACCACAAGATGCGCATGAAGGAATCTAAGTAATCAACCGCCGTGGGCGGTGGGAGCGATCCTGCCGCCCTTTACGGCTATGCGAGGTGACAACTCTTGAAAACCATAAGTATTGATATCGAAACATACAGCGGCACCGACCTCGGCAAGTGCGGTGTCTACAAATACACGGAAGACCCTGACTTCGAGGTTTTGCTCTTCGGTTATGCCGTTGACGGCGGCGAAGTCCATGTGGTCGATCTGGCACTCGGCGAAAAAATACCGGCAGACATTGCCGCCTCGCTTACCGATGAGAACGTGCTGAAGTTTGCCTTCAACGCCAACTTTGAGAGGGTCTGTCTTTCCCGGCATCTCGGAATGCCTACGGGCGAATATCTCGACCCGTCTTCCTGGCGATGCACGATGGTGTGGGCGGCGTACATGGGATTGCCGCTTTCGCTGCAAGGTGTCGGCACGGTTCTGAACCTCGACAAGCAGAAGCTGACCGAGGGTAAGGAACTCATCAAGTATTTCTGCTCTCCGTGCGCTCCGACCAAGAGCAACGGCGGCAGAACTCGCAACCGCCCGGAGGATGCCCCGGAGAAATGGTCGCTCTTCAAATCCTACAACCTTCGTGATGTTGAGACGGAGATGGGCATACAGCAGAAGCTCACGAAGTTCCCCGTGCCGGAGTTCGTGTGGGATGAATACCACATTGATCAGGAAATCAATGATCGCGGAGTCCGGCTGGATATTCCCCTCGTAGATACAGCCATCCACATGGACGCCGCTTCAAGACAGGAGCTGATGGACGATATGCGCCGCATTACCGAACTGGAAAACCCCAACTCGGTATCGCAGATGCGGTCATGGCTTGCCGACAACGGTCTGGAAACGGATACGCTCGGCAAAAAGGCGGTCAATGAAATGCTGAAGACCGCGCCGCCGGAACTCGCCGATGCCCTTGTTCTCCGTCAGCAGCTTGCCAAGTCCTCGGTGAAAAAGTATCAGGCGATGCAGAACGCTGTGTGTTCGGACGGCAGAGCCAGAGGGATGTTTCAGTTTTACGGTGCCAACCGTACCGGGCGATGGGCAGGCAGGCTCATTCAAATGCAGAACCTGCCCCAGAATCATCTGTCCGACCTTGCCGAAGCGAGAGGGCTTGTCCGCAGCGGCAATTATGAAGCCGTGAAAATGCTGTATGAGGATGTGCCGGACACGCTGTCGCAGCTCATCCGCACCGCCTTCATTCCCCGTGAGGGCGCGATGTTCTATGTGGCTGACTTCTCCGCAATCGAAGCGAGGGTCATCGCATGGTTCGCCGGAGAGTCGTGGCGGCAGGAGGTCTTCGCCGAAGGCAAGGACATCTACTGTGCTTCGGCATCGCAGATGTTTCGGGTGCCGGTCGAAAAGCATGGTATCAACGGACACCTCCGGCAAAAAGGCAAGATTGCCGAGCTCGCCCTCGGCTACGGCGGCTCTGTGGGAGCTTTGAAAGCAATGGGTGCTTTGGATATGGGCTTGACCGAAGAGGAACTTCAGCCACTCGTTCAGGCATGGCGGTCGGCGAATCCCAACATCGTCAAGTTCTGGTGGGACGTTGACCATGCCGTGCTGACTGCCGTCCGGGATAAGACCACCGCCGAA